AGCTGACCAAACGGTCGGCAAACGGCACGTATCTGCCCACAAAGCAGTCCGTGTACCGCAAAATTGACGGTTTCGCGGCCTTTCTGGACGCCCATACGGAGTATCTGCGGAAACATCCGCTGTATATCCCGGAGGACAGAAAGCTGACAACCGTACTCAGTCTGCAGAGGTGAGGAAATGAGCATTTTTACACGGTTCCGGGAACGGCGCAGAAACCGCATCATCACGAAATACCTGAATTCACAGGGATCCGCTCTGACCGTCAGGCCGAAAAGCACATGGATTCCGCACTGGCTGAGAGGGGACTACACCCTGAAGAACAGTGAGCTGATCTTCGCGGCGGTGTCCAGAATCTCAAACAGCCTCGCATCCATGCCGATCCAGCTGTATCAGGGGTCAAAACCGGTGTACAACGGCCTGAACGACCTGGTTGCGTTCTCTCCGAACCCGCTCATGACCTCCTCCCAGTTCTTCCGGAGCATGGAAGCCTGCAGAGGAACCGCCGGAAATTGCTACGCTCTGAAGGTGTACCAGCCGGGAGACGATGTGCCGAGGCTTGAGCTTCTGGACCCGACCAGGGTGCAGCCGATCATCGAGAAGACCTCCAAGGAACTCTGGTGGCGGATCCAACCGGACGAAGGACCGGAGATGTACGTGCATGACTTCTACATGGTGCACGTTCCATTCATCTCCACCAACGGAATTGCAGGCATTTCGCCGGTTTCCGTGCTCTTCAACACACTGAAATACTCCGACAACATCCAGGAATTCAACGTCAAGCAGCTGGAACAGGGCGTGAACAGCGCCATCGTCCTGGAGGCTCCGGCCAACCTTGGCAAAGATCAGAAGGCGGCCATGATCGAGGACTTCATGAGCACCTACCGGGAGACCTCCGGGAACATTCTGCTTCTTGAGTCAGGTGTCACGGCCAAGACGCTGAACTTGTCCCCAGTGGATTCCATGCTTTTTGAGGTCGAAAAGATCACCAGAAGCAAGGTTGCCATGGTCTACAACATTCCTCCGCACCTGCTGGGGGACTATTCCGAGGCCAACACCGCCTCTCAGGAACAGGTGATGCTGGAATTCCTGACCCTGACCATGCTCCCGATCGTGAGGGCCTATGAGCAGGAACTTGACCGGAAACTGCTGACTGCCGCCCAGAGACGGAGCGGGCTGCATTGGCGCTTCGACATGGACGCCGTGCTGAGAGCAGATGCAGCCACCATGGCCGAGGTCCATTACAAGGCCGTGCGCTCCGGCTGGATGACACCGGATGAGATCCGCTTTGCCCGCAACATGCCTGCGCTGCCGCGGGGCATTGGCAAGTGGGCACTGGTGTCTCAGGATCTGGCCACGCTGGACTACACCGTGAACGACAAGCCGAAAGTGCTGATGCGCGGAGTCAATGAGGAAGGCAGCGGCGACAGCTCCGGAGGATCCGGAGGCCAGACGCAGAGCCAGTCTCAGACGCAGACGGAAACGGAGGGCGGAAATGGAGGAGCTTGAGGCCCTGATCCAGCAGGCACGGGCGCTCGGAATGCCGAATCCGTCCCTGTACCTGTTGCTGCCGCCCGATCAGCGCATCGCAGCACTGCGACGGGACATTGAGGAGACAAAACTGAAACAGTCCGCAACCACCGGTGAATAACCGGTGTTTATTTATACATTCCCTGGCGAATACTCAGGAAAGGAGGAAGGATATGGCGAAAGTACTGAAATCACTGAGTCTGAAGACGAAAAAGGCCGATGCCGCTGCGGACATCGCCCTGATCAATCAGTTCAGCGTGAAGGAACTGAGCCCCGAAGAAGTCTATTGCTTCTCTGTCGCGATGTGCGACAACGACATAGACCGCGAGGCGGAGAGATTCACCAACAAGACGCTTGACGCTCTTGCTCCCATGTTTGTGGGCAAGACGGTAATTAGCGATCACAGCTGGAGATCCGGAAACCAGATCGGGAGGATCTATGACACGTTCGTTCAGAGAACGGCAGAGCAGAATCAGGCGGGAGAACCGCTCAGACAGCTGATCGGCAAGGTTTACATGCTGAACAATGAGGATAACAAGGCCGTCATCGATGCCATCGAGGCCGGAATCCTCAAGGAAGTCTCAGTCGGTGTATCGATCAAGAGCCGCACCTGCTCCCTTTGCGGGGAGAAGATGCACATCAACTGGTCATCCTGGAAGATGGAATGCGATAAGCACCATGTCCTCGGGGAGACATACCCGGAGGAGGGCTATTGCTTCATGAATCTGGACGATCCGGGAGACGCCTACGAGCTGAGCTTTGTAGCCGTGCCGGCACAGCGGAATGCCGGAGTCACCAAGGCTGCGAACGACCCGGACGTGGACGAGGCTTTTGATACGCTGCTGTCCTGCCCGGACTTGAGCGAACACAGACAGTTTGGCGAACTGCTGAAGCACATGCAGCAGTCCACCATGCAGGCCGTTGACCGCGAGGAACGGAAGAAGATCCTCGAGGAAAACGATAACATCATCAATATTTTTGAAAAGGAGAATTGAAATGACTCTGTTTGAACTCAAAGAAAAGATGGCCACTCTGAAGGCCGCAATCCTCGCCGATGCCAACTGGTTGGCCGAGAAAGCTGCAGATCCCAACACCAAGATGGAGGAGATCAAAGAGAAGCAGGCCCACCGTGACGAGCTCCAGGCTCGCTACGACACCCTTAAGGCCGAGCATGACCGCATGGAAGCTGAGCAGAGGCAGAAGGTTGCTGCAAAGGCCGTTGCTGATGGCAATGTGACAGCAGAGCAGAACCTGATCGCTGCTAAGGCTGCGTTCTATCGCGCTATCTTCGCCGGCAAGGACGTCGATACCAAGTCCTACGAAGGCCTCGGCGCCATCCCTGCGGCAAACGCTGACCTCGGTACCGGAGACAAGCTCCTGCCCACCAACCTGGCCAGAGAGCTCCTGATCGAGCCCTTCGAGATCAACCCGCTGCGCACCATCGCCCGGATCACCAACATCACCGGTCTGGAAGAGCCGAAGCTCGGCTACACTATCGAGGATGCGGATCTGGCCGACGTCACCGATAAGCAGACCGCGAACGAGATCGAGCTGTCCGGCGACACCGTCACCTACGGCCGTCTGAAAGCCAAGGTCTCCGCGACCATCAAGGACACCGTGCTGCATGGCACCGATGTCGATGTTGTGAACGCCGTGGAAGGCGCCCTCCGGTCTGCCCTGGCCAAGCGTGAGAAGCACTTTGCTTTCCTGCCTGCATCCAGCTGCGCGAGTGACAGCACCCACAAGCACATGAGCTTCTACAACGGCACTATTTCCCAGGGCGTGACCACCTACGACATCACGGCCAAGGAAGGCGCGACCATGTATGACGCTATCGTGGCCTGCCTCGGTGATCTGGCCGATGACTATGCAGTCAACGCCTCTGTCGTCATGAAGAAGTCCGACTACTACGCCATGGTACAGGCGCTGGCCAACGACAGCGAGGCACTGTTCGGCGCAAAGCCCGCCTCCATCCTCGGCTATCCTGTCCACTTCTGCGACAAGGCCACCATCCCCGTGGTCGGCGATTTTAGCTTCTACGGCATCAACTACGACATCGGCACCATCTTTGAGACCGATAAGGACGCGAAGAAGGGCGAGTACTACTGGGTGCTCACGGCCTGGGGCGATCAGCAGATCCGTCTGAAGAGCGCCTTCCGTCTGGCCATCGTAAACCCTTAAACGCGGACCTGTCGGGGCTGACGATCGGTTCGCTCACCCTCACTCCGTCCTTCGATCCTGATGTGACGGAGTACACAGCCACAACGGAAAACGCCACCAACAAGGTGACGGCTACGCCTGCGGATGAAACCGCGACGGTCGAGATCCTTGTCGGTGAAACAGAGATCGAGAACGGCGCCTCTGCCACATGGGCAGCGGGTGAAAATACCGTTACCGTCACGGTCACGGATGGCACCGTGTCCAAGGCCTATACTGTAACCGTCACCAAATCCTGAACGGAGGTGGCGGGATGGTAACGGCAGACAGATTCAGAAAGTATCTGAGACTGCCTCCGGATGACACGGAAGATCTGGAAGGTTACCTGCTGGCCGCAAAGGCGAAAGCCAGGTCAGCAGGGATCCCGGACTTCCAGGACAACGCCATGTATGATCAGTTCCTTCTGCAGTTCGCCGGTCTGCTGTACGAGGCCCGGAGTATGGACACCGAGGCAGCGGACCCGGCGAAGGTGCAGATGCTGCTGAACAGCTATGTGCTGCCGCTGAGATATTCGGAGGATGACGCATGAGCAAGAGAGCGAACGCCGGAGAGCTCCGGACCATGATTCAGATCAAGCGCCGCGTCGTCACCACCAACGACAACGGCTTTGATGAGGAGACCTACGAGAACGTCTTCAGCGACGGTCAGTATGTCTACTGCAAGTGGGTCGGAAACCACGGCTCGGAAGTGTTCAGCCGAGACAGCTATGCAGAACGCCGGACGGCCACCGCGACGATGAGATACTCGCCGCTGGCCGATGACGGCAAACTGGTGGTGTTCCTCTACGGGGATCCCGATCCCTGGGAGGTCGTCAACGTGGACAATGTCGGGCAGCGGAATCAATGGCTGGAGCTCTCTTTGCAAAAACGAATTCCGGCCAGATAGGAGGATGAAAGATGTCTCTCAAAACATTACTGGAATCCTCTGTCAATGTGCCGGTGAAGCGCCCTGACTACAAGGGCGATGCCCCGCAGTACATCACCTACCACCTTTACGGCCAGACGGGCACGATCTACGCCGAGAGCACGGAAGCAGAGACCGGGACGGAGTTCATGATCTCCATCTGGTCCAAGACGGACTACACCGAGCTTCTGCATGACGTGAAGTGGGCGCTGCTGAATGCCCACTGGCGCGTGACGGTGGAGGCAGAGTATTTCGACAGCGATTCCGGCTACCACCGGGTGATTCTGGACGCCGCCTGCGTCGGGGAAAGCTTCGGGTGAGGCCATGGCCGGACTGACGTTCACCGGCTCGAGTGAGCTGCAAGACGCATTCACCAGGATCCATGATATCCCGTGGGATGTGACGGAACATGCCCTCGATGAGATGGCCAAGGTTGCTGCAGCAGAGATCAAGAGCACCGGCGAGTACATGGGCGTCCGGGATGAGGAAAGCGATGACCACATTCTGGACCACATCACCACCAAGAAAGCCACGAAAACCGACGACGGAGGCCGGGAGAAGATCACCTTCGACGGCACCCGGAAGAGAGGCAACACTATCACCCGGAATGCGGAAATCGCATTCGTCAATGAGTACGGCAAGCGCGGTCAGGACGCCAGACCGTTCATGAAGACCGCACTCAGCCAAAACGAAGCCCTGATCTCAGAACCCGGCGTCACGATCATAGGGGACTGGATCGAGGAGAATTTCAAGAAATAGGGAGGAATACCCCATGGCCAAGTATGACCTGCGCTACATCCAGTGCGCAAGATACGTCAACACGGACGGCGTCATCTCCTTCACGGACAAGCAGAAGGTGGGTGACGCCATGACGGCCAACATCGAGCTTCGGTTTGCTGAGGGCCGTCTGTATGCCGAGAGCACGCTTGCCGAGTACATCCGTAAATGCACCGGCGGCACGATCTCCCTCGGCGTGAAATACATCAAGGAGGCCGCTCAGAAGCTCATGTTCGGCCTGACGGAGAAAACCCGCTCCATCACGCCGCAGGGAGGCACCGCCACCAGCGTGAAGTCCCTCGTGACCAAGCGCAGCACGGTGGGCGCCTATGTCGGCGTCTCCTTCTACACCCCGGCACTGTACGAGGGCGTGGAGAAGTACGACTGCATCTTCGTCGGCAAGTGCATGTTCGGCGAGCCCAGCGAGACCAACCAGACTGCCGGTGAAAACATCCAGTTCCAGACGCCTGTCACCAACGGCGAGTTCCTGGCGGATGATTCCGAGAACGGCCAGATCAAGGAAGTCTGCACCGTAGATTCCGAGGCTCTGGCCAGAGCGTGGTGCGACGCCGTGCTGAGCGCCACCTAAGCAGAATTTCAAGAAAGGAACAGAACACGATGATTACCCTTCGACTCGAAGAAAAGCCGATCCAGATCGGCGACAGGACCTACGTGCTGCACATGAACATGTCCGTCCTTGAACGGATTCAGGAGGCCTGCGGCGGTCAGATCAAAGACCTCATGCAGAAAAGCGTGTATGACGGGAACGCTGTCACCGTGGCCGCAATGCTGAACGACTACGCGGAGGATCAGGGCTGGGAGCAGGACTGGACCGACCGGAAGGTAAAGAAGCTCTTTACTCCGGCCATGATGAGAATGCTGGACGTGACCGGCATGTTCTTCCGGGCCATGACGCCCGAAACGGAAAAAGGCGCGGCAAAGACCGCGACTGACAGTCCGAAAACCGAAGAGACGAAGCCCGACGAAGACTCGGGAAACTGACGGACCGGGCGGATCAATCCTCAGCGATTGATTTCGCCCGGTATCTCAGCATATGGATGTTCGACTGCGGCCAGGACGAGCGGACCTTCTGGAAGACGATGAATCCCAGAAGGCTGCACGCCCTGTTTAACGCCCGGTTCCGCACAATGAGAAATGCGCGGGACGCGGGGGATAGAACCATCAGCGCCGGCGGCAAGAAGACACGGTTTGTGGATCTTGACGTTCCGGCAGGGAATGAGAAGAGTCTTGCACAATACTTCATGGGAAGGTGATGCGCCATGGCGGGAAGCTCCAGAAAAGTGAATGTTGAGGTCGCCCTCTCCGGCGAAGCAAAGTACAAACAGGCGATCTCGGAGCTGAATGCGGCCAACAAGACCATGGGCGCAGAGCTCAAGCGCCTCTCCGCGGAGTATCAGGGGAACACGGACAGCATGGATTTCCTCACCAAAAAGGGTGAGGGACTCCAGACCATGCTGGACCACCAGAAGGAAAAGGTCGCACAGCTGCAGGAGGCCGTGAAGTGGGCCGCGCAGCAGTACGGTGAGGCCAGCACCAAGACACAGGGCTATGCCGCCCAGCTGGCCAGCGCCGAAACCTCTGTCATCAGCCTGGAACGGGCCATCCAGGAAAACAACAAGGCCATGGAGCAACAGAAGTACAGCACGGAGGCATTCGATCAGCAGATCGCCGTGCTGAACTCGGAACTGCAGGAGCTGGATTCGGAGTTTGCCGCAGGCGCGGACGCCACGGAGACCTACCGGGCCAAGCAGGAGACCCTGACGGCGATCCTCGCTGAGCAGGAGGAAAAGTACAAGACCCTGAAGGCGGCGCTGGAAGCCGCGCTGAACTCCGAAACGGCCACCGAAGAGGAAATCAACGCCCTGAAGATTCAGGTCAATCAGGCGGCGACGGCCTACAACAACACCTCCGCTGCCATTCAGCAGAACTCTCAGGCCCTGCAGGACCATCTGGCCAAGCTGGGCATGGAGGAAAAGGGCCTTGTCGGAATCGGGGACGCCCTGAGCGGAATGACCAGCAAGTTCGGCATCCAGCTTCCCGATGCGGCAAAGACGGCCTTGAACGGCATGGGCAGTTTCTCAAAGGGAACTGTTGCTGCTCTTGGCGCGGCTGCGGCCAGCGTGACAGCGGTGTACGAGGGAATCAAGGCGCTCCACAACATGACGGTGGAGTATGCGGCTAAGGCCGACGAGCTGATCACAAAGAGCGCCATGACCGGCCTCTCCATGGAGTTTCTGCAGGCGTATGAGTACGCGCAGAACCTCGTGGATGTGGATCTTGATACCTTCACCAGTTCCATGCAGCGACTCACCGACAAGATGGCAGATGCCAGGGACGGAAATGAAAAGCTGCAGGAGACCTTCAAGATGCTGGGGGTCCAGATCACGAACATCTCTGACGGAAGCCTCAGACCGGCAGAAGACGTCATCATGGATGTGATCAACGCCCTGCATGACATGAGCAACGAAACCGAACGGAATGCCATCGCCAGCGATCTGTTCGGCAAATCCTATCAGAGCCTGAACCCGCTGATCGTCTCCGGCACGAAGACGCTGGAAGGGTATATGGAGGCTGCTAAGGACAATTATGTCCTCACCAACGACCAGATTGCGGCCCTCGGAGAACTGGACGATCAGGTACAGAAGAACAACAACGAGTGGGAAGGTCTGAAGAAGCAGATTGCCGCACAGTTCGCTCCGGCATCGAAGGAGGCCCTGGAAAACTTCGGCAATCTTGTGACCGCCGCAGGGAGAACGCTTGTCGATTCAAGGCTCATTGAAGGAGTCGGGGAAATCTTCGGCTTCCTGTCGGCAATGATGCAGCCACTCACGGATCTGTTGTCCACAGCGGACGGCGTACCGGAACGTCTGAACCCGGTGTATGAGGTCCTGCACGGGATTGCCGGCGTGATCGCGTGGATCGCGGATGCGGCCAATGTCGTGATCGGCCTGATGCAGACACTCACCATCGTGGGTGCAAAGGAAGGACTGACCAGGATCGGCACGGCCATGGGCTACGGCAAATCCTCCGGAAATTACAGCAACCTGCAGAAGTGGCAGGGCTATGGAGACACCAGCGGCCAGTGGTACAACCCGGAGACCGGCATGTGGGAAGGCAACTACGGAAGAAATGCCGGCGGTACCGATAACTGGCGAGGCGGTCTGACCTGGGTCGGCGAATCCGGTCCGGAGCTGGTTAATCTTCCGAGAGGATCGGAGATTCTCAGCGCACAGGATTCAGCGCTGCTCACTGGCGGTGACACCTTCAATTTCAATATCGATGTGAAAGACCTGGAAGATCTTCAGACATTGATCCTCTGGGCGAAGAACGTCCGTGTGACAGCAAGAATGGGGTGATAGGATGGCAACATATAAACTGGAAATGACCAAAGCTGCCCTGGTTGATTCACGGACACCGGATGCGAATCACGCTCTGTCTGTTGGGGACAGCGTCCTGATCCACAGGGATAAGGAAGCTGGAGAAATCGCGTGGGTATATATTGGTTTTCAATCGCTGCCGAGCTCCATCAGGCGGAAAAAGCTCATCGGCATACAACAGATCGGGTTGGAAAGCATTTATGACGGGCAGTGGTTTGCACGAGGCATAAGTGGTGACTTCAATGCAAACACCATCACATATAACAATCGTCCGGCCCACAATGGGCAAGAACGTCTGTATTCAAAGAAAGACCAATGGATTTCAAGCTCCCACGGTGGCCCATATACTCTCCACTGGTTCTATCAATCGGACTCCGGTTGGATTGAACATCCGGACAAATTGATAACCATCGAGAAATCTGTCCATGCAAAGGATATTTTGAGGCACTCTGCCCTCGCATTTACAGTAGCACCCAGACAAGCGGAAAGAACAGTCTCTCTTTATGGGGATTCATTTTCGAGCTATGTTACCTACGACCATATCTATCATGGTACTCCGTACATCATCGTGGAGTACGACAACGGAGATGATCTCACCAGCCAGATCACGCCAAGCAACAACAAATCAGGATACCTGAATCCAGCAAAGGCCCAGACATTCAACTGGGATTTTGTGAGCTCCGACGGCAACTATGTTTGCGCTGGAGATTTTGCACAGGCATCGGCAACCCTGTATTGGAAAGAGCATTCGGCATCGGCATACAACCAAATCGCCGCATCCGGATCAACAAAGTCCGTCACTGTTCCGGCCAATACATTCCCGAATAACACCCAGATTGACTGGTATGTCAGGGGCACGGATGAGGACGGAACGACTACGACGTCATCCGTGTATACCATCTCTACGTCCGATGCAGAAGCAGTCGCAACGGCAACTTCGCCGCTGAACACCGTGGAGGATGGAAACGGACCCATCACGTTTACCTGGAACCTGTCCAACGCCTATGGCAACGACCCGAGCAGAGTGCGCATCTGGTGGAAACAGCCGAGCGAAGACAATAACCACTGGCATGTTCTGGTGGACAGAAGCGAAGCGTTCAGCTCGTACACAGCCCCGGCAGGAACATTCCCGGCAGGTGAAATTCAGTGGAAAGTGCAGGCATTCAACGCCGACGGCGTGGAAGGCACGTGGGACGCGAATCTGCCGAATCCGAAGACGTTCATCTGCGTGGCTGCTC